ATTTTCTCAAACCATTTACATCACAAAACCTCTCCATCAAGGACTCTATATACTGATCATAAATACGGTAAACATTGTCCTGAATCTCAGCATTGTATCGAAGATATGTGTTGGCTCCATGTTCACGATAAATATATAAACCTTTATCAATATGCTTGAACTTTGTGATCTTGTACATCTTACACATTAAATCAAGATCATCTAGTATACGCATGTCCTTGCTGTATCCACCTACTTGCTCATAGACTGACTTTCTAAAGGCACGTAAATGATTTGGAGCGTACCAGATTCGTGAAATTGACTCAGGTGTTGGAGGAAATGAAATGTGCTCATCCAATTTGTGTCCTTTATATTCAACCTCTCTATACCGCCATCCAAAAGCTACAGAATATCTTTCAGTCTTTCCAAATGACCCAGTAGCATGAATTGTGTTTGAATAAACAAAACCAACCTCAGAATCCTCAAAAGCCTTTTTAACCTCCTCTATAGCCGTTGGCATTAGAAGATCATCGTGATCCAATTCAAGTAAAATGTCTCCGGTTGTGTGGGCGCATATCTCTGCCTTAAGTGGGCCTACCCACTCAACGGATGTACTTGAATTAAAACATTTCACACGTGGATCATCAAAAACTAAATGTTCAGCCCCGTGATTGTAGAGTATGCACCATTCCCAATCCCCATCTGTCTGTTCCAAAAGACTCTGGTAGGCTTCACGAAGAAACTTAGAGTCATTTGTAGGTGTAAAAACACTTATCATATCTCCTCCATAGATAAATATTTAGTTGTCAGGAACCCCAATTACTACTATAATATCCCCACCTAATCCGGGAGGGTCTGTCAAAGTAGCCGCAAAGATAAAATTACCATTTCCATCTGTAAGAGGTTCATCGTGATAAGGATATAAATCAACACCAATATACGGAACCCACATATTCAAGCTAGAGTCATACCGAAGAACATCCCCATCAACCAAAGTAGTCTTAAGAACCTTAACGCTTTGAATACCAACAACGGTAACATTCTGGTTTCCAGCTTGAGACTCAACATCACCAACTAACGGGTATACCCCTCCCGGAAAGCATTCTCTGTTCATAAAACAATCTCCGACCATTTCTTAGCATTTTGTATAAACTCACCAATAGTCATATCTCTCTTAGAGTTATTACACCGCCAACAAGCAGGAAGAACATTTTCTTTAGAATTATCACCACCACGAGATAGCGGTAAAATATGATCTAATGTTACTGTGTTTTCTAATTTAGGTATAATACTTAATTTAATACCACACATGTAACATAAAAAATTATGTTTTTCTACAATTTCTTTCCACTCTAAAGGTGGAAGTGTGGATTTAATACCATAATCTTTAGCACTCTTATTTGCTGCCCAAGCATCTGTCTCATACCACTTTGGAGGGTTTTCTTTTAACCTTTTTGAAGTGTGGAAATTATGACACTTTTTACACTTTGAATAAGGTCTACCATTATTTTCACCCCTACTGTGAAAATCATCATAAATCTTCCACTCTTTACATGCTATACATTGAATTTTACCGTCTATTTCCTTTCGTCTTGGCATAGGCATTACGGAACCTCAATAGGAACGTATTGTAAAGTCAATGTAATCGCCGCCGCTATTGTTCCAATATTAGTCACGGTAATATATATTGTAGGAGTTTGCGGGTGATCTGCATTGGCACCAATACGATTTTGATAAAACCACTGATACGGAACGGTATCCAAAGCAACATCTGAAATCAAATTCTGAAGGGTTCCAGCAGGGGGTGGAACATCTATTGCTCTTGCAATATCCTGAGATTGAGCCGAAGCTGTACCATAAATCTCTATTCTACAAATAGCACTAGCCACAACTGATAAAAGTTGAAAACTAGTGGCCATCTGAACCGACTTTGTGAACTGTCCACCCGGAATTAAAATAGGTGTTACTAACACAACTTGAGAAGAAGTTAACTCAGATATATAATTAGGAACACTGCTACTGGAACTAGAACTGGCCGCACCAGAAATAAAAACAGATTCATTAACAACACTAGACCCTCCGGGACTCTGTGGGGAAGGCGTAAAAATACGAAACTGCGGAATCTTCCCACTAAGATACATATCACGTACAGCATCCGGAGATGGTTGCCAAAGAGAGGGAAGAGGGCAACGCATAAAGGGATTTCTTCCTAATGGTATACTCTCGTTAGCCCCAGTAACAGATGGAGCAGGAGCCGGTTCAACAGGAGAATATCCAGACATATCCAAATTCTTAACGAGAGATTCAAATAAGTTTTCCGGCATTACTTCTCCTGCATAAAGCCGCCAAATATCGTCAATGTAATCAACTCATTAGCAGCATTTTCCTCTGCCCACTGAACCTTGATCTGGCAGTGACGGCACGCAGCTTCCTCATCTTCCCCAGTAAGCTCTGATAAATAGAACCTTTGTGAATAAAGAGATTTACTAGACTTCAAATTAGGAGGATCATTCTCCCAACGCTTTAGTATATTAAAAGCTCCCGTATAATACGGAATAGCCTCATCGAGAATTATACCAAGTGTCATTGGCGTTCCAGTTTTAATCGAATCGCAATGAACAAATGATATTATGGCCACTTGCCCCGGTTGCGCTAACACAGCAGAACCGACAATGGCATAAGCAGGATATGGACTTCCGTTATCTGCATTCGTTGTAAGATCGCGCTGCAATAAATAACCAGTCCCAGACGGGCCAACAAGAAGACTATGCACTCCGGGGGATGTCTCAACAGCCTGTACCGCACTACACCCACCAACGATAGTTGCAAATGGACTCCACGTCATGCCTTGTTCCGGAACAGGGGTTGTAATTAATTTATACCATCCAAATGTTCCATCACTTACAAACCAACCTTGATCCTCTCCATTAACATACCAAGAAACGTGAACATTAGCAGGGTTCCAAGTCTGTCCGGGATTTCCGTTATCAAGCCTAAATTGGTCACCAATAGGGAATCCAGCATAATCAATACCACCGTTAGGATTAAGTATGCAGAATTGATGATCACTGGTGAAAAATCCAATATGCGCCCCATTAACATCTAAAGCATTATAACTAAGAAGACCAACACCTTGAGCAAAAATCTGAGGATTACGAATAGGATCATTAGCCGTAGCAGAACCTTGAACGATCCAAATATCAGATACCGTAAAGATTATAGCACCAAGAGCCGTAGGAACAATTCTCTTGACAAACGATGGGAAGGGAATCACATTGGCAGGAGATGTACCATTCAAGCCATTTCCAGCCGGTGTAGACGGTCCAGTTGTATAATAGACCACGTTTCCTATAGAATACCAATTCCTACTCAAATGATAAGCAAGATTCTGCGCTCCCGCATCAGGAGGGGTATTCTGACCAAGAATAGGAGCCTGAATTAAATTATTAAGACCAGTATCAGGAGTCTTATCAACATAGCCATCTGTAATGTACGTTGACAAAGGAATCGTCCATGTAGTCACTTGCCCCGGAATCAAAAGTGGTGTATCACCGCCATCTGTAGTTCTAAATATTGCCACGTAATCACTTTGTGGGTCAATCTGAGCAAGAGTTGGCAAACCAGCGGCAGGGGCTAGAGTTATACCCTCAACACCAACAAAATTTCCTGTAGCAGTCGTTGGATTTGTGGCGTTTGAAACTGTATTGTCCAATGTGTTTACAAGAGCTATACAATACTTCCAACCACCATTATAAGTACTAACAGTACCTTTAGGCGCTGCTCCAGCAGTTCCCTCATTAATCCATATTAAATTAGGATTGTCCAACGTTAAACTATTGACTCCTGTAGCGAACTTTGGAGCGGTTTCACCAGTAACACCAGTTCTATATGGTGCTTCAATATTTCCATTAGGATCAATGATAGTTGTACCCGGAAGAGTGAAGCCTATAGATGGTTGCCATACAAAATCTGTAGCCGGTCCTAAGTTCTCCCACGTTATCTGACCACCTTGCTCCGTAACCGAAGGGTAATTAGGAGCAGAAGCAGTACCCCATGAAGGCCAAATAGGAGTCGTGGTTCCGCTAGTTCCTGTTAAAAGGCTTCCACCAGTTACATTAACTATATCATAACCATTAACCTTAACTTCAAATACCTGCCCCGGCAACGTATAATATGAATAATCAAATTCAAATGGGTATATACCAGCAGCAGGAAAACTAAGAACAAAAGTATCGTTCCATTGATTACCACCAGTCCACCCTGTACCACTAGGAGGAAAACCTCCAAAAGTACCACCAGAGCCAGAAACCGGTTGATTGGTTCCTCCTATAATTGGAGTCAACCCTGAATATGCAGTTTGAGTTTGTGGGGGATTAGCTCCATTATTACTAGTAGCACTTATAATTGTAGGAACACCACCACCGCCGCTTCCCATTGCCCAAATCATACCATCTTGATGTGTAACTGTAAAAGTATATGTACCAGCAACAGGAACATTAATGTTTCCAACAATGGCAAGATCATATTCAAACTCATATCCAGAAAAATAATGAGTCCATGCAGTAACTATACCAGCACTATTTATAGTTGCCCACTGCAACTCCCCACCAAACGGTGGGACTACTGGATACCCTAAAATATACAAACTATTTAAACCAGCTTGAGTCTCAGTTGGGGAAGGAAGGCTGCTATGATACTGATTAAAAACACCCGGCTGAGTAGAATTAGGGTAAAGATATGCAGTTATAGCTCCAGTAATAGACGGCAACGACAAAGAAGATGCAAGAAATAAACAATTTGTACCATTTGCAGCTCCTATAACAAACGAACCCTGCCGAATTGCCGTTGCAGAATTTGTTTCCTGAATAACATTAGCATTTGACAAAACAAGAGTTGTATTTGTAGAAGAACTGCAAGTAAATACACCATTATTTACTGTGTTAGTGAACCCTACTACAATGAAGCGCATTCCAGCATATGTATTACCAGCACCGTTAGTAATGGCACCTGTATATGTAGCACTTCCACCAATAGAAGCCGCAACAGAAGTAAGAGAAAGCTCTACCGTTATGTTATACTGCGTATCTGGCTCCCAAACTAATTGAGCCGCAGTTTGAATCATGATCCAAGTTACAGTGTTATCTGTAGTCAACTGACCAACACTAGTTTTCCATGTTGGCTGCACATTGCCACTTTTTCCAGCAACAGACACTTGCTGTAAATTACCATTGGAATCAATTACCACACTAGGCAATGAATAGAATGTATATGGTTGCCAAGATACATTTGAGGAACCTATAACCGGCTGTACCCCTCCGGTAGTAGCAGTAGTTCCAGTTGGCGGTTGAATGCCCCAATTCTCTATAGGTGATCCACGATTTACCCACTGCACCATACCATCCACTGTAATCCCACCTTGGAAGTTATTAGCAGCAGACGGAACTACTGTATTCCATATAGGAAGTGTAGCACCAGATACGGGATTTGCTCCACCTGTAGTTTCTGTAGCAACTATTCCAGACTCAGTTCCGGTATAGTCCTCATTAATAAAAGCAGCAGTAAAAGTATCAGACGTAACTGTTGAAATCGTAACTGTCTGGTTATCCAGAAAACTAGCTACCATTCCTTCAGGAAAGCTCATTTCCATTCCGGGCTCAAGCACAGATAGAAGAGTAGACTCGGAGGATGTAATCGTAAGAACATTAGACACTACAGAG